CGGGGGTAGTTAAAACGCGACCTTCCGGTCGCTTTCTCTAAATAAATAGATTTTATCTATTTATCCAGACTTTCGTCTGGAAGAGAATGTGTGGGGTAGTTCCCTACACAGATCTAATTGAGATCTTATGCCTAACGAATCGTCGACTGCAAACCCTGGCTTGTACGTTAGACTTGCTATGTCTCTTGATCTTGGTCCTGGGTATACGGGGCAACCCGTTAACTATGACTTCGATGTTGAGAATAACCAGTTTCTCGTGCAGTCCAGGTATGTGGGTTCACATAACCTACCTGGTGCCGAAATTAACGGCCCCAATGGTCCTGCGCTCCCACCTTGCATTAACTCGACTTTTCGTTTTACAACGGATCGCAATAAGGGTCTGCTTGAAAAGCTCAAAGATATGCCACGTATCTACCGGAAGAAAATATTCCGAGTGCGGGACGTATGTAAGAGCGAACGGTACTACGACATTTTTAAAGGTCGGTGGAGATGGCGTCCTGTGTATATGGAGATAACGAGATTGGTTCCCGTAAAAAGGACCCTATCTCAAATTCTTCGTAAGCACAATCAGCGCGTCTCTAATGACCTTCATTATGACGAAGTACAGTACAAGCTCGCTGGGAATGTGACTAACGCCACATTTCGCCAGGAGGATACTTGGAGTGCTACACCCAACCTTCTGGTGCGAACGGTCATCGTCAATGGTGATATTCTTGCTGCTGATACGCGATCGGCTTACGCCAATCAAAGTTTCAGTAACGCGAATATGTCATTAATCAAAGACTTTGGTCCGAACCGAACTGGTCTATCGGGTTACAACCCGGTGGGCTGGCCAGGGAGCTATGGTACGCTGGAGAGCACTTTGTTTGCCGAACATCACGATCTGATAAATTTGTTAGATGATTCTACACTAACAAAGCTTTATTCGAAAGTGAAGAACGCCAAACTTGACTTAGCGACGGACTTAGCCGAGATTTCACAGACTGTTGGATTAATCTCCGACATGGCTGTGGCTCTTGGTAAGACTTTCCTCGCACTTAAGCGCGGAAATCTCTTGGAAGCCATAAAGCATTTGGTCCCTACTAATAGGGGTCAAGTGTCTAATGTCTTCCTTGCCTATCGCTATGGGGTCGCCCCACTGATTTCGGATATCCAGGGCGCTGCTGAGATGCTGGCAGAGCGTATCCTGAATCTTCCTTGTCAGTTCGTGCGATCTAAGAAGCGTAAACGTATCGTAACTACGGAAGTATTTGGTGGAATTACTATCACCAAGACTACCACTATCGATGTAAAGTATCAAATATTTTACTTGATAGACGGTACGGAGACGCTTTCGAATCTCTCCAGACTGGGTTTCACTAGCCCGGTAAATGTAGCCTGGGAGCTTATACCTTTTAGCTTTGTTTTCGATTGGTTTTTACCTATCGGAAACTGGCTATCTAGCCTATCAGCTCTCGAAGGCTACAAAGTAAAAGAAATAACTAGAACGGTCGCCGTTCGGCAAACCGTTTTTTGCGACTTTCTTTTACCAGTACATTCGCCGGAGAATGCGGAGTTTTGGCCTATTGAACCAGTAATTTTCTCTTGGAGTATGGAGAGGTTTCAGATGTTGAGGGAAACAATTCCCTCACTTCCGTCACTTCCTCTACCTCGCTGGAGAAATCCTCTGACAATTGGTCGGGCTCTGAATGCTCTAGCAATTTTATCCCAAATGTTTCGAGGTAAATAAAACTAGCGTTTTATTCCTCGGATCATCGGATAACAACCTTTTAAGGAAAAATCTATGAGCGCTTTCGCGCCAATAGTACTCGGGGCAACTACATTTTCCCCGAGCTCCATCGACGCCCAAGGGGTTGCGAGGCTTTACGCTACAGGCTCAGGCGGGTTTGATACCCGCCAAGGCATATCGTTAAGCGTCAAAATCCCCAAGGCCGGCGGAACGATCGCGCGCGTTACGGCTAGAGTCGTAATTCCCGTGCTCGACAGCGTCACTGGTTTAAAGACCGGTGAAGCCATCGCAACAGCCGAATTCGTGCTACCAAAAGTAGCCGGTTCGTCCGAGCGAAACCAGGCACTCAGCTTACTTGAGTCCTTTTTAGGGGACCCTGCTGTGGTGTCTGCGGTCGAGGATCTCGAGTCGATTTACTAGTTTGATATTCTCAACAAAGTACACGGTGAGAAATCAGCGAAAATCTCTCCTTACGGGGAGACGTAAATCGGACCTTTCTGTGAAGTCAGTCATAATTACTTTAGGTTTGGCTCTCCTTGCAACTCCCCTTTTCTGGGCGTGGCTTGGAAAGCTTGGTCTATGTAATTAGGGCTTTTCAGAAAGGATTACTTGAGAATAAAGCGGCCCCTACTGGATTATTTCCATCTTTTAGGGGTCTTTTAATCTTTAGATTAAAAGAGGTTACAACGGCTATGTCCTGTAACGAAACGACCTTTCGGTTGATTGAGTCTTATCTTGAAGCTCTTGACACACCACGCTCCTTAGCAGTATGGTTAATGTTCAAATTTAATGAACACGATGCCCTACTTCAACTGGAGATTAATCCGGATAACTATCTGGATCCTGATGTGTTTAGACGTGACTACAGAGCAACCAAGTTTCTAAGCAAAGCTGATTTCTTATCGACATCCGTTGATAAGAGAGCTGCCGCGCTAGAAAGTTTCCTTGGAGCCGAGTTGTCATGCCGAAAAGTTAATCTTGATAGGTTCAAAACTGCATGGCGAAAGCTTCCGCAGTTCGACTGGCTGCATAATGCAGCCTATCGTAAAATTGAATCTATACTTCGATGCTTTTCAGGCGACGAGGTATGTGACTCAGCAAATTGGGGCCCTGGTGTCACTCTTAATAAACAAATTAAGTTTGATACCAGTTCAACCAATAAGTTTCGCTTTGAAAGCGGAATAACTCGTGATTTGCATGATCTTATGGGCCCATTACACGAATTGGCCTATCCACTATGGAAAGTAAATTTTACTTTTCATGTTGGGAATAAGATCGTGACCGTACCTAAGAATTCAAAAACAGATCGAACGATCGCCGTTGAACCAGGGATAAATCTCTGGTATCAGAAAGCGGTTGGTACTATGATCCGTAAGCGAATTCGAAAGGTTGGGGTGGATCTTAACTCGCAATTGAGAAATCAACAATTAGCCCAAAGTTCCAGTTTATCTGGTTCATTGGCAACAGTTGATTTTTCGAACGCTAGTGATTCCATTAGTCGCGCTACTGTTGAGGCTTTACTGCCTCCGCGGTGGCACCTCTTTATGGATCTGTTAAGATCTCATTTCGGTTCTATTGAAGGATCCACACTAAGATATGAGAAGTTTTCCAGTATGGGAAACGGCTTCACATTTGAGTTGGAGTCACTGATATTCTTTGCGGTTGCATCAAGTGTTTGTGAATACTTGAGACTTCCACAAAATGACGTCAGTGTCTACGGGGACGATGTAATTCTCCCCGTAGGTGCCTTCAATCTATTTCGCGAAATGTGTGACATCTACGGCTTCACTATAAATGAGCGGAAGAGTTTTAAATCCGGTTCATTTCGTGAAAGCTGCGGTAGTCACTATTTCGCAGGGATAGACTGCAAGCCTTACTTCCTGCGGAAGCAGATCATAGAGGAGCATGACATATATCTGGCTGCCAATTCAATTAGGCGCGGGTCATATGATCCTATTTCTAGGTCGTGTGATAAGCGCTTCTTTGAGTGTTGGCAGTTCCTGAGATCTTTGGTCGTAAGACCTTGTTTGATCTCAGAAGGATATGGGGATGGCGGGTTCATCGTTAATTTCGATGAAATTCCCCGACCGCCCCAAAAAGCAAAGCATGGTGTCGAAGGACATCATACGATTGCTTTAGTGTCGATACCTTTACGGTATCACTCCGACGATCTAGCCCTGCTATTAGCTCGGCTAAAGGGACGCAGTGTTGAGATTGATCTCGGAAACGAGACTAACCTCAGGAATCGAGTTAAGACTACTCGAAAGAGAATCTTAATCCGACGGTGGGCTGATTTAGGTTCCTGGTTTTAACCGGGTCCTAAGTTAGTTTTCCCGGGTTCCCGGGTGGATCCCAATTAATTTTGGGAATATGAAAGGATTTTAGCGAGTTCGGCCTATAAGGTTACATGGGGGTGCAATTCGCCGTGGCTAAATACCACGTCTAACCATCCCCAAAACTTATAATTCCTTACTCTTTACTTCCTTTCTTAAAATATTTTTAGCGC